CGAGACTCCAACTCCAGAAGAACCAAATGGATCAACCCTTATATGTGGAAACTCTTATTTTAATAATAACCGTGTCAGAAGTATCTATTATAATGGTGTAGATCTTTGTGCTACTCCTCCCGATGATATAGCAGAACCAGAAACACCCGAACCATCAGCAAATATAATTGGTAGATTGGTGCTCCAAATAGACACTAGATTGTTTTCAAATATTGGTTCAAATACAGCCATACCATCAAATAGAAATTTTGAGGTTTCTTCTTCAACCAGCAGTGTTGTCGATATTAATTGGGGTGATGGGACTTCTGATAGATCTGTTAGAATAGGGAGAATAAGACACGAATATAAAAAACCAGGAATTTATGTAGTAACAATATCAGCAAGGTCAGTTTTTAATCTAAATTACCCAGATATTGGTGGTTATGGAAATTGTCTACAAATAATTGATTTTATTGATAATACATGGCTTTCTATTGGTTTTCCTCTTGACGTACGTGGGTGTAGAAATTTACAAGCAATAGACTTTCCATCAAGAGATATATTTAATCGATCTTTCGGAAAAGACAATTTTTTCGATCTCAACACTGTTTTTGAGGGATGTGTAAATTTAAGTTCTATTGATGGTTTTAACACTTCTAGGGTTTTTGATTGGAGTGCTACTTTTGCTGGATGTTCGTCCTTAATAGGCATCCCCACTTTCGATTATTCTGGAGCTACTCAATTTACAAGAACTTTTGCAAATTCTGGATTGGTAGTATGGGATTCTTCAGCACCTTTTAATAAATCTTCTGAGTCATTCGTTGAGACCTGGTCTGGTTGCTTAAGACTCAGTACTTTTCCTCCAGGAAAATTTGATAATATATTTCAAAATCTCTCAGATTCAAGCGCAAGAGCAGGTGCCTTTAGAAATAGACTGACTGGTATATTTGAAAATTGTGCGTTATCTTCCGCATCAATTGAAAATATCTTGGTTTCATTAGCTAAAACAAAAGTGAGAAAAAACAAGACGTTAGTACCACTGACAAATGTTAATGTTGATCTTAATGGTGGAACTAATGCTAAAAAATCAACTTGGACTGCAGCTGCTAATGATGCATATAATACTCTCGTAAGTAGAGGATGGAATATTTCTTTCAATTCTTAATTAATAGGATAAAATATGTCACCTCTATTTTCTTGCACTAACGCATATATGAATGGTAGAAAAGTTTCAAAAGCTTATTTTAATGGAACTGATCTATGTCAAGATGCATTTTCGACTCCAGGATTAATACCACCTGGTGCCGTTGGCACTGCAATCATTGAAATTGATACTCGTTTATATCGCCGCGAGTCAACTTTTGGGACTGGCAGCGTAGATCCAACCAATAGACAATTTTCAATTGCTATACAATCATATAGCACTCCAGATATTGGTGCTGGAAAACCGGCAATTGTTATTGACTGGGGAGATAATACCGTATTTACAGGTACTAGTCGTGGCGTTGATAGCAGAGGAACTACTATTGGCACGTCCGGTGGCAATATCTTTGATCACACATATCCATCACCTGGAGAATATACGATTACTTTTAGTAATCTTTCCAGAAATGGATGTAGTTTTTCTTCATCATCTGGAGGAGCATTTGCTTTCCAATCCTTTGCCGCACAATACCAAGAGTGCTTTAAAACCGTTAGATTTGAAAACAATACCTGGCGGTTTAGAAGATCAACATCTAATAGATCTTTATTTAGAGACTGCATTAATCTTACGAGTTTTACTGCCCCAACCATAGACCCAATAGATGGAGGATCTCCCTTTTTAAGGGTTAGTTCTCTTGATGGCGGTGCTTTTTCAAATTGCAGTAGTTTGACTAGTTTTCCATTTATTAACACATCTAATATCACTCAATATATTGGAACTTGGTCAGGATGCTCATCACTATCAAATTTTCCAAATAATTTAGACTTTACTAATTCAACTGTTCTTAGATTTACTTTTAAAGGACTTCCAATCACTTCTTGGAACTGTAATGGTAGGATAACTGCGTTTGATCTTCGTGGATGTTGGGAAAATTGTACAAATTTAGTTGATTTTCCTGCAAATAAATTTGATGGACCACTTAGAACTGTTACATTTTTTACTCGTGAACCAGACGGAACTTTTACTTTTGGATCTCGAACGCAAGAGTACAATACAAATGCTTTTGAACGTACCTTTAAGAATTGTGCATTAAGTCCACAATCAATTGAAAATATTTTAACATCTTTAGTTACTGGTGGTGCAACAAATCTTACATTATCTCTTGAAGGTGGTACAAATGCAATATCAAGAAACTGGACTTCGGCTGCTGTTACTTCATATGACATTCTCATAAGTAGAGGTTGGACTATTACTAGAAATGCATAAGGACTAAATAAAGATAAGGTAATTGCCGATTGCAATGAAGAAATACTGTCGTCTTTGTAAAAAGAAAGAGTCCAGAGGTCAATGCGGATTCGGTCCCAAGATGTGGGATAAGTATTCTGTTGATGATGCATCAGATAAAGAAATTGAAGGTGCTGCATCCGACTCTGGAATTACGGAAGTAAATCTTTCTTATTATGCAGAAGAAGGTCTTCGTGATTGGTTCGGCAAGTCCAAATCAAAAGATGGCAAATCTGGTTGGGTAAATGTAGTCACTGGTGGTACTTGTGCTAGTGATGAACCAGGTGAAGGGACACCTAAGTGTGTTTCATCTGCTAAACGTGCAAGTATGAGTAAGGCAGAAAGAAAATCAGCAGCAAGAAGAAAGAAAGCAGCAGATCCAGGTCAACAACAAAAGTCTGGTGCTGCAAAACCAACATACGTTTCTACTGACCCTAAAAAGAAAATGAAAGAAGAAGTTAACAATGTTAATGAAGCAGATATGAGTGGTGCTCCTTCAATTAAGAATGCAAAACCAGCAAAGAAAACTAAGGTTAAGTATGATCCTCATATGAAGGTAATGGCACCTCAGATTGAGAAAGAAGAACTGGAAGTTACAGAAGCAAAGGATAAACCAGGTAAGAGTAGTGGTAAGAAAGATGCTTGTTACCATAAGGTTAAGTCTCGTTACTCGGTATGGCCTTCTGCATATGCATCAGGTGCTCTTGTAAAGTGCCGTAAGAAGGGTGCTGCTAACTGGGGCAACTCATCCAAGAAAGAGGAGTTCCAGGGGTTTACAGAGGCACAGATTGCTGCACTTGAAGAGATTGGTGCAATCGAGGTAAACGAAGCAGGACAAAAGTGCTGGAAGGGATATGAAAAGAAAGGCACTAAAAAGATGTTTGGTAAGACTTATAACAATTGTGTCAAGAAAGAAGGATATGCACCTGGTGATGTAGATCAAAAAGTTGGTGCAGTAACATCAATTCCAAAGTCTGATCAAGATGCTGCTAAAGCAAGATTACTTGCTAAAGCAAAAGCAAAGCGTGAAAAGATGAAGAAAGAAGATGTTGAATTAACAGATGCTTATGGAGATACCTTTGCAGTTGTAACTGATGTTGTAAAACCAGAACCACTGAAACCTACAACACATGATGTTCAATGGGAAATGATGGATGATCTAGAAGCAATAACTGAAGCATCTAGACTTCCAGCAAAGACAGGAAACATTGTAATGGTAGTTATCAATTGGAGAGGTAGATCTTTCTCAACAAAGATGTTCTTCCCACAAGCATCAATGCCTAAGAGAAAAGATATTGAAACAGAAATACAAAAACTTTATCCAGATTCTAGAGTTGTATACTTTGCATTATCAAACATTGGTCAAGGTGAACCTTTGATTCAAGTTACTACTGAAGATTGGCAGAAAGTAAATAAGAAAGATAAGACTGATGGTATGAGTCCTGATGCAGTAAAGGCATATCGTCGTGAGAATCCTGGTTCAAAACTAAAGACTGCTGTAACTGGTGATCCTAAACCAGGTAGTAAAGATTCTAAACGTAGAAAGTCTTATTGTTCTAGATCAAAAGGACAACAAGATATGCATAATATTGATTGCTCAAAGACACCAGATAAAGCAATCTGTAAAGCACGTAGACGTTGGAAGTGTTGATCTAAAGATACTCTAATAGTTCTTATAGCTATCCTATCAACCTTAACAAAGATATTCTAGTTAAGAAATACGATACTGTCAAGTATTAATTTTTACAGCATTAATGTTGACAACACTGTATCATCTATATACATTAATAACTTAAGGTTATTTCTACGGGAATGAATTCATGCAAACAACTATAATAGGTTTTTACCTTACCGTTTTTATTATTGCATGTTTATTTGCGTACGGTGGTTATGAAAGCACTATGCGTCTTTTCACTTATGTAGACTTACAATTGAGATTTTTAATTATCAAAGTAAGAATGTACTTTATGGTACGTAAGTTACGTAAAGAACTTAATTTATCATCATTACCTCAACTTAAAGAATTAAAACAGAAGGAACCTAAAAATGACCAACGATAGAGAATTTTCTGACCTGACCCTTAACAGGAAAGAATGTCCAAAATGTCGTGCAATCTGGATCAATGGAGAACACTATTGGTCAGGAACTGGAAACAAAGGTAATGAGTTAGATTTAGCAGGTCTTGTATGTAATAGACTAGGTGATCATCAATGCATCAATCCAATGAAGGGTATGGATGGTGGTGATACATGGGATAAAAGACTTGACGTATTGGATAAGAGATTAGATGAAAAACTTCAAAATGGAGAATAATTAAATGCCACGTTGTACTATTACAAAAGTAGATCTTCTTTCTAGGATCTATAAATTAAAAACTGCTCTATATGATGATAGTTTAAATATGTTCAATTGCTTTTCTGATGAAAAGAAAGAAGGTGCTCATGATGCTTTAAATAGAGTATTGGACATCCTGCAAGAATACCGAGAATGACAGAAGACCAAGAAAGGTATCTCCGAGAGAGAATTGCAAAGTCAAAGAATGATCTTCTTATGGAAGAACCATGCCCAATATATGAGGCAATAGATGAAGATTGGAATGATTTTTGGTATCATGATGAAGATTAAATAAATACAGATAAAATAAAAGAACACTGTGTATAAACTAGATTTCTCCATAGAAGATATTCATCTTTTACATCATTGTGTTTGCAAGAGATTGGAAACTTGGGAGGGATCTCCTGCCAGACATCCACTAGAACAAGAACACTTGTGGTACTTGAGAGATGGGTTATACAGAGTAATACTTGAATATAAATTTGAAAACTTATGAACTTTGAATTGACGATGGAAGATTTTACCATCATTCAGAATGCCTTACATTACTATAAAAAAGTAGAAAAATATCCAAACTTTGCTCACTTTGATGAGGAAAGAATTAATAAGTTGCGAGATAAACTGGCATATCAAATGATACCGAGTAAAAATTCAAAACCAAAAGAATGAATTTATTTCTTAGACCGATAGATGATGTCACTGATGTGACATGGAGCATCATCTGGTGTATGATTATATTACTAACCGGAGTTGCTTATTACATATATACAATTATGAGACTAGCATTTCAGGAGTTAGAGGAAGATGGCAGCAATGACACCGCCGAACAGGAAGAGTTGTTACAACTTCCGAGTAGTAGAGATCAATAGGGTTCTTGATGGAGACACGATTGATGTCACGATTGATTTGGGATTTGATCTATATAAGAAAGAAAGAGTTAGAGTTGCAGGAGTCGATACGCCAGAGAAGAGGACGAGAGACCTTGAGGAAAAGGAGTTAGGAATTGACGCAACAAACTGGCTCAAAGAAAAACTGGAAGGGGCGTTGGCTGGTGATGATGACCTTGTTATTCGTACTGAACTTGTTGGTGGCGTTGGGAAATATGGGCGTCTTTTGGGTTGGCTTTACCTTGGGGACGGAAACGTGTCCCTTAACGAACAAATGATTGACGAAGGATATGCTTGGGAATATGATGGTGGTACGAAACAAAAGAACTTTGATGAACTGAGAGAAATACGCAGAGCACATGGTACTTTGATTGAATGATATGTCTACTCTTTTTGTAATTGGTTTTATATTATTTTTGACTTGTGCACTACATATTACATGGCCGGTAAAAAATAATAAGTTTTAAATATGTCTGATGTATATCTTGGTAATCCCAATCTGAAGAAGGCAAATACGCCGATTGAATTCAGTTCTAGTAATATTGAAGAATTTATTAGTTGTAAGGATGACCCTGTTTATTTTGCAAAGAACTACGTAAAGATTGTTTCTCTTGATGAAGGACTAACTCAATTTACTCCATATAACTTTCAAGAGAAACTTATCAAAAATTTCCATCACAACAGATTTAATATCTGTAAGATGCCTCGTCAGACTGGTAAGTCTACCACTGTGGTCTCTTATCTTTTACACTATGCAATCTTTAATGATAGTGTTAATATTGGTATTCTTGCAAACAAGGCATCAACTGCAAGAGAACTTTTAGCAAGACTTGCAACTGCATATGAGAACTTGCCCAAATGGATGCAACAGGGTATTCTTGTATGGAACAAAGGTAATATAGAATTAGAAAATGGATCAAAGATACTGGCTGCTTCTACGTCTGCAAGTGCTGTCCGAGGCATGTCGTTTAACATTCTCTTCCTCGACGAATTTGCGTTCGTTCCAAACCATGTTGCAGATGCCTTCTTTGCCTCTGTTTATCCTACTATTACTTCTGGTAAATCAACGAAGGTAATTATTGTTTCAACGCCTCATGGCATGAACCACTTCTATAGAATGTGGCATGATGCGGAGAAGAATGCAAATGAATATATTCCAACTGATGTTCACTGGACTGAAGTTCCTGGAAGAGATAGTGAATGGAAAAGACAGACGATTGCTAACACGTCAGAACAGCAATTTAAAGTTGAGTTTGAATGTGAGTTCTTAGGATCTGTTGATACTCTGATTGCTCCCAGTAAATTAAGAACGTTAGTTTATGATGCACCAAAAACTAAGAGTGCTGGATTGGATGTTTATACTGATCCAATTAGAAATCATGATTATATTGTAACGGTTGACGTTGCGAGAGGAGTTGGTAATGATTACTCTGCTTTTGTCGTTACAGACATTACTACCTTTCCTCATAGAGTTGTTGCGAAGTATAGAAATAATGAAATAAAACCAATGATGTTCCCCAATATAATTTGGGAAGTTGCGAAGAGTTATAATAGTGCTTACATCTTATGTGAAGTTAATGATGTTGGAGATCAAGTTGCTGCAATTCTTCAATATGATTTGGAGTATCAGAATCTTCTAATGTGCTCAATGAGAGGTAGAGCAGGTCAAATTGTCGGTCAAGGATTTTCTGGAAAGAAAACACAACTTGGTCTTAAAATGTCCAAGACAGTCAAGAAGGTTGGTTCTCTTAACCTCAAGACTATGATTGAGGAAGATAAACTCCTTATCAACGATTATGAAATTATCTCTGAACTTACAACTTTTATTCAAAAAAATAATTCATTTGAGGCAGAGGATGGTTGTAACGATGACCTTGCGATGTGTCTTGTGATCTATGCTTGGTTAGTTGCT